TACTTCAAACAAATGAAGTCGCTGGTAGTAACAACCCTATTGAATATGAGATTGCATTAAGCGATACTCTAGACTCTAAGGTCATATTAACCAACCAGGAAAAAGCAACCCTAATTTATACCGCACAGGTTACGAACACATTAGTGTTTGAGCCTATGTTTATCATTGCTCTAGCTTGGAAGATGGCAAGTGAAATTGCTATCCCAATTACAAGAGACGAAAAAAGCATGAACAATGCGTATCAGATGTATCTGTCTACGCTAAGTGAGGCCAAGACATACAACGCTAACGAGTCTCATCTTGATAAAAGAAATGCTGAGGCAAGTTGGATTACAGGTCGTAGCTAATGCCTGTATCTACAATGCAGCCTTCATTCTCAGGTGGTGAGTTAGCGCCATCACTACACGCTCGTGTTGACCTGGCTAAATACGCTACAGGTTTAAAGACTTGTCGTAACTTTATTGTCCAAGCTCATGGCGGCGTAGCCAATCGTCCAGGCACTAAATTTGTCTGTGAGACCGAGAACATGGCGAAGACAACTCGACTTATTCCTTTTGAATTTAATACCACGCAAACTTATGTTTTAGAGTTTGGTCATCAGACTATGCGAATTATTAAAGATGGTGGTCTTATATCGTTAGCTGCAAACCCTCCAGCGTATGCAGGAAGTAGGTCTTACGATATTACTGAAACAGATAGTACCGATGTTAATTACCCTTTTGTTAGGCATAGCAATGTTAATTATGTTTTGATCTCAGGAACTGGACTTAATGTAACGCCAGGCAGCAACGCTGCTATTTGGCATGCATTGACTGGCCTGATTATGGAAATAGCTACGCCGTATACCGATAACCAACTAAAAGATTTAAACTTTACTCAGTCTGCTGATGTTATGACTATCTGTCATGCATCACACGCCGTTAGAGAAATTAAACGATATTCACATGAAGCCTGGTTACTTAATACAGTTACATTTGGCACAGAAATGACTGCACCAGCAAATGTAGCGGCAACTAGGCAAGAGTATGATTCCGATAAAACAGAGACTACTTATTCGTATGTTGTAACCTCAGTTAAAACAGACACAGGTGATGAGTCCGTTGCTTCAAGTGCAGCTTCAGTTGCTAATAACAACCTTAGCAATACAGTAACCAATACAATCACTTGGAATGCTGTAAGTGGTGCGGATAGTTATAATGTTTATAAGTCACGCGGGGGTATCTTTGGCTTTGTTGGAAGGGCAACCGCAACCACCTTTAAAGATGACAACATTGAGTCAGATTCAAATGATTCACCAGCTATTGCAAGAACCTTGTTTAATACAACTAATGAGTTCCCAGCAACAGTTAACTACTATCAACAGCGCTTAGTCTTTGGTCAAACCAACAATGACCCGCAAAAGATTTATATGTCGCAGACGGGTAACTACCATAACTTTAATATCTCAGAACCTCTTAGAGATAGTGACGCGGTAACCTTTACAATTGCAGCTTCCCAGGTTAATGAGATACGACACCTGGTGCCTCTAAGTGATCTAATTATTCTTACCTCAGGAGGTGAGTGGTTAATGACTGCCAATGATGGAGTTATATCCCCATCCTCTGTTCAGGTTAAGCCGCAAGGTTATCGTGGTTCAGCAGATGCTCCACCAATTGTAATTGGTAACACTATTATTCACTTGCAGTCAAAGGGCGGAATTATTCGCGACCTGGCGTTTGCACTTGAGTCTGACTCTTATACTGGTAATGATTTAACTGTTTTATCAAATCACCTGTTTGCAGGCAAAACTGTAAAAGAATGGGCCTACGCTCAAGCTCCACACTCTATCGTTTGGGTAGTATTAAGTGATGGTACTTTAGCGGCCCTAACCTATTTACGAGAGCATGAAGTTTGGGGTTGGTCAAGGCACGATACTGACGGCACTTATGAGTCCGTTTGTACTATCTCGGAAGGTGACGAAGACGCTACTTATTTTGTTGTTAAAAGAACAATTGGAGGCGCTACTAAGAGATACATAGAACGCCTTAATACAAGAGTATTTGCCACAGTAGCAGACGCTTTCTTTGTTGATAGTGGTTTGTCTTATGACGGCACTAATACTGCTGCAACAACGCTAACGCTTTCATCAACTGGTTCTACCTGGACGCACTCAGAAACTTTTACGCTAACAGCTAACGCGTCTACTTTTGTTTCAGGTGATGTCGGCAATACATTTACATTAACTATAGGAACAGATACATTAGTGTGTACTGTCAAGGGCTACACAAGCGCAACAGTTGTAAGTGTAAAAGCAGGGCGTGATGTTCCCGCAGCATTTAGAGCGGCAGCAACTGCAATATGGTCAAAAGGCGTTGATGCTATTTCAGGACTTGGACATCTTGAAGGTAAAACTGTATCAATACTTGCAGACGGCAATGTAACTGCACAAAAGACAGTAGCGTCAGGTGCAATAACGCTTTCAAATCCAGCAAGCAAAATACATATTGGTTTGCCAATTCAATCCGATATTGAAACACTTAACCTAGAGCTTGGGCAGCCAACGCAGCAAGGGAAGAAGAAAAGTTTAGCCTCAGTTACCTTAAGAGTTGAAGAGTCAAGAGGCGGCAAGATTGGCTATGACAAAGACCATTTAACAGAATTTAAACAACGAGCGTATGAGCCATACGGCACAGCTACTTCGTTAAAGTCAGGTGACATTAAAGTTACTTTGCCATCAACCTGGGCAACAGAAGGTTCTTTGTTTTATAGACAAGATGACCCACTACCTATGACGCTATTAGCAGTTATTCCTGAGGTAAGTCTTGGCGGATAAGATTGAAATTAGAGAGGTAGAAGACGGCGATATTGCAGTCCTGGTTCGTAATATGCGTAAACATGATGTCCAAGAAGTTAATGCAGCCACTCGTATGGGCGTTAGGACTGCGGTAGAGACCTCCGTTAGCCTGTCGACTTATGCCAAGACAGGGTTAGTTAATGATGAGCTTGTTTGTATGTGGGGAGTATGTCCAATATCACTTCTTAGTAGTAAAGGTTCACCTTGGATGTTAGGCACAGATTTAATAGAAAAAAAACAACGAATATTTCTTAGACGCTCTAAGCCTTGGCTGGACGATATAAGAAAAGATTACAAACATTTAGAGAACCATGTTGACGAGAGGAATACCTTGTCAGTCAAGTGGCTTAAATGGTTAGGATTTGAAATGGATAAGGCGGAGCCATACGGCGTGAATGGTGAGCCTTTTCATAAATTTACAATGGAGAGTTAGTATGTGTACCCCAATGTTAGGAATGATTTTAAGCATGGCTGGAGCTGCCTCTCAAGCACGAGGTCAAAGACACGCTGCTGCGGCTAAAGCAGCCGAATATGAATACCAGGCAAAGGTTGATGATAACAACCGCAAAGTAGCTCTTTGGAAAGCACAAGATGCTCAAGATAGAGGCGCTAAAGAAGAGGCTTCATTAAGAATTAAAGTTGCCGCGCTTAAAGGTAGACAGAAGAGCGCTCTAGCAGCAAGTGGAGTTGTTCTTGGTGATGGTTCAGCTCTTGACATATTAGGGGATACAGCAGCCTTAGGCGAGTTAGATGCATTAACAATTAGATCAAATGCAGAGCGTGAAGCCTACGAGCAAAATGTAACCGCAAGTAATTTAGCAGCCAATGCTGGCATGAAGCGAATGGGAGCGGAAAACGCTATTATTGCTGGAAAGATTAATGCAAGAACTTCACTATTATCAGGCGCTGGTTCTATTGCTAGTAAATGGCAAAACTATTCATACGGATAAGGAATAACAATGGCAACAGTCCCTCAATATCAAATAGGTCAAGTTAAAGATAGCGCAGTAAGCGGTGGCTTTCAACAAATACAAACCAACTCAGACGCATTTGGCGCGGGTATAGCACAGGCTAATATTAACAAAGGCAAAGTAATTAGTCAGCTAGGTGACCAAGCATGGGACGCAGCATTTAAACAAAGAGATAAGTTTGACCAGGCTGTACTTAAAGACCAGGACAACCAACTACAAACCTATATTAGAGAGACGATGGATGACCCAGGTGGCTACTTAACTTTAAATGGTAGAGCTGCGTTAGACCAAAAAGAAATTGTAGAAAAATTGTTACAAGAAAGAATGAAGCTCTTAGGTAAAGATGTAGACCAAAGAATATTAGACCAATGGAAAACAGTTGCTAACCAAAGAATTCAAACAGCA